TCACCCGGTTCCGTCACCCGGGCGCCCATATACCAGGGGTCATCATCATCCTCGGCCTCTCCTTGTTCTGGGCCGGAAACGGTAGACTGGCGAATCAGACTGGCCCGCTCGGGGAACATGGCCAGCGCCACGTCCTCATCGAGCCACTTCCAACGGAACACGTACCTGGCGTCGGATAGATCGGCTTCCAGGGCCTGGCTATCGTGCAGGATGAAGCGCCAGTCTTCGTTTCTGTAGAAAATCGGCTCGTCGGACTCATCGCCACGGATGCCCACTTCCAGCCAGCCCATGCCAGCCTTGACGGCTTTGGCGAACGCCTGGCTTCTGTGCTGCGGTTCGCCATTCACGTCGGACAGGTACTTCAGCAGCTTGGTTTTGACTTCCGCGATGTCGGCCTCTTCCTTCCGCCTTGGCAACACCTTGTAGTCGATGCGCGTCCGCCGCTCAGTACCCAGCATCCAGTTAATCGTGGGCGCGATCTCGTTGTACACCAGAGGTGCCTGGCCCCGTTCCAACAGGACATTGGCCTCTTCTTCCGTCCATTGCAACGAGTCGTAGTAATCCGCGTCGATGGCCATCTGATAGCGGTTCGCCGCCTGGCGCCGTTGTTCCTGTTCCAACCATTCACGCAGCCGGGATAGACGGGATTGGTTCTCGGCGCTGTCCAGTCGGGACTTTTTGCGGGCCGGGGACTCGGGCAGGTCTTTCGTCCCACCCATGCGGGACGGATCATCGAATGGGCTTTCGCCACGGCTGGGGGTAATCTCATCACGCACCATGGCTCAGTTCCCCCTCGTGGATGACATGCTCAGCGATGGTTCGCTCGCCGCCCTGGTCTTTGATCGTCAGTTCGCCCACCACCGCGCCCGCTTGCTCACGCTCACGCGCCAGGCTCGTCGGTTCCGGTGGCATGGCCACCAGGTCGGGGGCCGCTTCCACGATGGCGTCGATGATCCGATGAAGCACGGACATCTCAGGCGCAAGGTTAAGGCATCGTGCGGCCTCGGTAGCGCCCTGTAGCGCCCGCATCAAGTGAGGATGGCCATCGGGTCGGACATACTCGTGCAGGACCGCTAGCGGGACGACAAAGGGCACCACGCGCCGGGTTCCTGATGCTGTCACGTTCGCGGGGAAAAGGACCATGGCTGGCTCCCCGTTGATCCAATGCAAGGCTATGGCAATGTCGCCCTTGCGATACACCCGCCATGCCTTATCGCCGCCCACTACGATGCCCATGCGCTTAACCTCTAAAAACTCGATGCCAAACTTGGTGCGGGCATGATGGACTGGCGACTAGCATCCTCGGCTACCTGGAAGAGAGCCGCCTGGCGCTGGGCTTGGGTGATGCGTTCCTGGGCCAAGGCTTGATAATCCGGGTTCAGTTCAATCCCAATCGCCTTGCGCCCGAGACTCGTTGCCACGGCTGCCGTCGTACCAGAGCCCGAGAATGGATCAAGCACCACGTCACCCGGTTTTGATCCGGCCAGGATGCAGGGCTCGATCAGCTTGGGTGGGAAGGTGGCGAAATGGGCGGCGGAATGGGGTAGGTTCCAGACCGATTTGATCGCCATGGCCATAATCACGCAAGCCAAAATAGGGCGGAGAAGTCACACAGCACTGCACCGATGCGTCTGGCAGACTGGATAGGACTGCCAGGCAATCGCCCGTTAGCAATTCCGCCTGTCCAATCACCACCCTCTCACTCACACCGACCTCCAGGTTCCCGACCGCTTAGGCCGCCGATAGCCGTCCCCACCCGGACGCCAGCCCTGCGCCCATTGGCGGATGGCATCGGCAAAATTGGAATACTGATCATGTAGCGGGGTAGGCTTGAACGTCTGTAGCTTTTCGGACCACTCTTTGCGGTACCGCTCGAGGGCAGTTAGCCCTTCATGGCATCCTTGAGCGTCAAACCACACGGGGCCGCTTAGCTTCAGCCTCGTCTCGTCGATACCCGTTAGGACATTCTCAACCCGAGGCACGACTTCAAAGCGGTGCCCGGGTAGTAGATCCCTGAGAAGATCCAGCGTGCTGCGTCCCGTCTGTAGGCTTTTATGTTCGGCGTCATGGGGCAGGTAGTGCCGATCGAATAGCCAGCCCCGTTCCATGAGATAGCGGGCGTAATGCTCTAGGCTCTCGCCCGCGTTCTGGTAGGCATGGATAAACCTTGTCTCACCCGCGATGTATTGCCAAAACCAAATGGCGGTTGTGTCGTTGTAGCCCAAATCCCACGCGGTCGAGACCGGCACCCCAGCCTGATAGGGCACCTCTTTAACCCGCCCGGATTCGCGTAGCGCCACAATCTGATCGGCGTAGTAGGCGCCTTCCGCCGTCCTGAGTGGTTCACCCAGCCAGATATTCCTGTACTCGGCTGGTGGCCTGGTGCGTTCACAGTGCGCCCGCTCGATTTCCAGGACATCGGGAAACCAGGGGTTGTCATGGTAATTGACTTGACACACCCAGGTGTCCGGCGGGGGCGAGACAACGAATCGCACATAGGTTTCCCCGGTGACGAGATCCGGGTTGAGGGTGACCCAGATTTCCGACCCAGGCCGGCGGATTGTCGGGGTTAGAATGTCCCAGGATCTTTTGCTGACCGTTTGGCCCTCTTCTACCCACACCCGATCGTAACCTTCGTAGCTTTTCACCGATTCCGTGGTATGGCTGGCCAATCCCGCGAAGGTGAACTTCGAGCCATTGATGCCTCTGATTTCGGTATCCAGCACCCGGTAGAAGCCGCCGAGGTTGAGTGCTTGAATCTGATCCGCTAAGAGCTGGTGAACCGACTCTTTGATGCTGCGCTGCACCTCGCGGCAACACAGCACACGCAGACCGCCTGGCGTCTGGGCGGATTGGATCAGTAAAGCCCGGGCGGCTGACCATGACTTGCTTGATCCGCGCCCACCATGCAGAATCTTGTACCGATGGCTTTCAAACAGCGGCGCCAGTTTCTCGCTGAAATGGGCCTCAATGGGCTGGGTACCGTCCATCAAACCCACCGACGAGATAACCAAGAGGCCGCTAGAGCCGCTATGTCCTGTTCCGCCTCAGCCCGACGCTCGTCGCCATCACGGGCTACGCGCCGAATGCCGTCTTTGCCCGTCCAGCGATAGAGCTTGGCTCGATAGGCCCGCCCTCTTCTGTCCCGGCGCCAGTGTTCCCCGGCTTCTTCCACCAGCCCACCGAGGGCCAGCCAGCTTACTGCCGCACGGACCCGGCATTCCCGCGCACAGGCCAGCCAGGCCAGGCCAAGGGTAGAGATCGCCACGCCCTCAGGCAGTTGCCTAAAGGCGTCCAGGACCTGCCTACGGTCGATGCTAGGCTCAATCATCACCGGCTCTGACGAATGTCACCTGGATAGCGGGAAGGGGGGCGCCATTCGGGCCTGAGATTTCCGCCCTATCTTTGAACAAGCCAAGCGAGCGGCCTTGCATCTCTAACACTTTGGCTAGAGCTGGAAGGTTGGACTCGTGGTATTCCTCGGTATCGAGCACCCGGGCCTCAATCTCGACATCCTCATCGATAATTTTCTTACGCCGCTTGCCCGTGTCCACCGTGCGGACCTGGGGCAGTTCGCCAGCGGCGATGGCCAGCAGCCGTTCCAGTTTGGCTTCCCAGGCGCGGATGGGTTCCTTCAGCCGAGTCTCGATCGCTACCGATCGTTCATAGTCAATCTGTGCCTGGACGGCTGGTATCAGATTCCAGTTCCGCGCCGTCGCCGTCGCCGCGTTGATCTCACGCTGAGACATCGCGTTCATTTCCTCATCCGTGAGCCCATCTGCCATACATTTGCAGCGCCAGTCCGCGCATGTAGATGGCATTCGCCCGCGAACCGTCGCATAGGAGTACTGTCGCTTCGTGATGCGCAACGGCTGGGCAACTAAGTCATTCATAGGCAGAATCTATCGTCAAATTGTTGACGATAGGCTAAACCTATCAATCCCGCAAATCCACCTGAATCTGAGTTTTTATTTTTCAGCGGCTTAAGTTTTTTCCATCAAAATACTCGACACACTAACGCTATGGTGTAGACTAAAAGGTAAGGGAGGACGATACAAGGACGAAGCGGGAACCCCGGGCAGCCCCGGGAAACACGCAAGGGGACAGAGGCTCCGCACCAGCGACCCGCCCGTAACGAGGTAGCACAGCGAGTGCCTGATGAGCCCGGAAGGAAACGGGGAACCGAACGAAACCTAATGCTGGGGGGAAAGACGATGAACAAACAGACTTACACCGTCATGCTGGCTGACAAGCCCTGCAAGCCAGAAAACTGCGACAGCGAAATATCTGACCTTAGCCTAAATGAAGCCTGCGTCCTCATGTGGGCGCACGCCAAAACCGGCGAGTATGCCTGCGCGAATTTTGGCGACTTTGGCAAGTGGGAAGGAAACCAGGAAATGGTTAGCCGTGAAATCCCTGACGCTATCCGCCCCCAAGTCATGGCCAAGATCCAACAGATAAAGGATTTTGAAGAGTTCATTGCTCACCGTGACATGACCGAACTCAGGGGTGCCGTGTTCGATGCGATGAACGGCATTTACAAGGTCATCGCCAAATATGGCGACACCCCAGAAGACATCGTACAGGGTGTCATCAACGAGGTGACAAGCGAATGGTTGCATGAGGCTTACACCACAGAAGCCGAACAGACGTACTGGAACTGATCCTTTAATCACCACCCAGCCACGGACGGCTTAACCGAGGAGAGCAATCATGAAAAAAACAGCCGCCATCAAAGCCGCCCGCCGCGCCGTCTACGTCGCCCCGAGAGGGAAAAGCTACGTGGTAGTTGGCCCCTGGCGTGACAACGACCTCGACGGCCCCATCACCGAATCCCCCGCCACCGACTGGTGGGATGCCCAGCGCAAGCGCACCGAGTGGTGCGCCCGTGTTGCCCTGACCCTGATGGGCTGGGATAACATCGAGGCGTACTCGATGTGCTATGACCAGGAGGGCAGTGTCAATGAGCTGGTGGACCGCGCCCTGATGGCCAAAGGCTAGAGGAGAAAGCTATGAACCGCCAATTTGTCACTAGCGAGGGACGATATTCCCTCATGCTGGCAGACCCCATCAGCGGGTTGCTCTTTGGCCTGGGGAATACCGAGGAAGAAGCCATCCAAGACACGGTAGCCAACAGCTACCACTTCTCTGGCGCATCTATGCGCGTAGTGCCATGCACCGAGGCATGGGTACGCGCACAAATCGCTGACGGTGGATTGACGTTCACCACAGCAGATCAGTCCGAGCGCGAATCTGACGAAGACGGAAATATTCTGCTGTAAGGAAAAAACATGCCCACCGTCACCATAAAGCCCTACAGCCTCGGCGGCGCATTGTCCAAGCTGCGCCCCTACAAGCTATACACCTGCGCCGAATGCGGTAGGACATTCATCGCCCGGGACACCCGGGCTAAATTCTGTTCAAACAGATGTCGTCAGGCTGACAAGTACAAGAGGCAAGTCGCCATGAAAAAAGACCTAGAAACCAAAGTCAAAGAGGCCAAGCGAATCGTCCTATCCAAAACCACCACCAATGAACAGAAAGACGAAGCTCTGCATTTCCTGGGCACTGTCCTGGACGACGATGAGTTTCGCCAGATTGCCGTCAAGGGTGGACTCAACAATTTCCGCTAGGCTATAATCCCCCTCAACACGGCCCCTCTCGCCGCCCATGCTGTACCGGGCGGTGCTGAGGGGTTTTTTATTTCAGCCCCCGCGCTAGTACTCTTCTCACGGTATCATCCGAACACCCCACCACACTCGCCACCCGGGACGGGCTCAGTCCTCGCGCCACGGCTTGTCGGATCGCATCCTTCCGCTCGCCCTGGTCTATGAGCCTCACATAGACCGCCCCACCTCCCCAGCGTACCCTCTGCCCGCGTATCACCCGTCTGACGGTTGTCTCATCCAGCCCCGCCACAATCAAGGCTTGTGCCGTGTCGCTCAGCACGTCCATAGAGTAGCCTCTGAGGCGTCCTCTGGCGCTTGCTCGCGCATTGCCTCAGCCAGGGCCTGTTCCGCCCAAGCCAGGGCTTGGCCCTGCTTC